TCAATGGGGTGCAGACAGGCAGTTTTTTGCAACGCTAAAACACCACTTTCCAAAATTCGAAAGCACTCGAAAATACACTTGTAACTATCGGTTAGACGGAAATGCAAACTCCGTCTCCAAAGAGTTTTTCATTCAAGGCAATCAATTTACCTTAGAGAGGTATGGTGGTGAATATCCTTGGAAGAAAAAACAGGTTCTTTCCGTTGGACCTGGCATAACTTTGATTGAGTAAAGGAGTTTATTTTCTAAAATGCAAACTGGCGGCAAAAAATTTATAAAACCACAGAAGACGAAGTTCCGCAAAAACCGTGATGAAGAACAAATTCAACAAATGAAAAACAAGCATCACGACAAATCTCTTTATCGCCTTCTAAAACAAGAAAAAGAATATGTCTTATAAAGACCACCTTAAGCAACGAATTCAAGAAATCAAGATGCAACTTGCTAGAGACCAGCAACAGTCTGAAGCTTTGCAGAGAGAGTTGGAGCAACTTGAAATCAAAGAGTTTGAAGAGAGCTTGAGAGAAGAAAACACACAAATTCTACTCAAAGGTTAGTGTTGTAAAAAAACAACACGGCTCTTGACAATCCAGCCATCTTCTGTAGGATGATGGTATGCAAATTGTTAAAGAGACCACGGTTTGGGCAACGGGTTACACCGTGCCAAATCACACCTACTTGCTCGATAATCACAATCGGATCATAGCATACGCTATCGCCGATTCTGATAAAATTGTCGTGTCAAAAAGCAAGTCTATTAAAATTGACAAACGCTATCGGACATTTAAAATTGTCAATCATCCAGGTTTGGCAAAATTGATACAAACGGAAAAAGAAGAAGGCGTGCGCCTTTTCAAAGTCCAATCCGGCCAAAAAATCTACAATGTGGAAATTCGGGACACCGGCTATGTTTGCACCTGCACAGGATTCAGCTTTCGAGGCAAGTGTAAACATGGAGAAGCTGTTGCGGAAAAGATACAAAAAAGTTGTTAAAAAACAACAGCTTAGCGAGCCCTTGACAATTGCCTAATTCTGAGTATAATGGTTTACATGATGAGAGATTTCCTGATTGACCTGTTCCACGCCACGATTCTGGCCGTGTTGGTTGGTTTTCCCTTTGCAATTTATTTCTGGAGAATGTAAGATGGCTTATATTAATCAAGATGACAAGAAGCGCATTGCTGCGAACCTGAAGCCTATTCTGAAGCGGTATGGTGTCAAAGGCACGCTGTCGATTCGGAATCATTCCACAATTGTGCTGACTCTGAAGTCTGGCAAGATTGATTTTTTTGCCGACTATGGCGACCGTGAAGATGCCAGGAAATTTGGTATTGACGTGAATCCCTACTGGTTCCATGAGCACTTTGTTGGCAAGTCTAAGGAATTCTTGGCAAAGGCTTTTGATGCTCTCAAGTCCGCCGATTGGTATGATGAGAGTGACATCCAAACCGATTATTTCAATACTGCTTATTACTTCCGCATCAATGTCGGCAAGTGGAATAAGCCGTATGTTTTGGAATAAAAAGTGATTGTCTATACACACCAAAAATCCAAGAAGCGCAAGCTCAATGCTAAACAGCGTGAATTGCGAGATTCTTGGAATGAATTGGTAGAAAAGTATGCACCGAAAAAACCATTGAAGGCTGTCAAAGTGATGCCTTCGCCGGTTGTTACGAAACAACATATTCGTGAAACTCCAAATTATCCTAGTCTTCCTTCTTTTGTTCATGGCGGCGGTTGCACAAAGCCAATTCAAGGCAAAGTTTATACTGGCACGGCAATGAAGGGTATCGGCACTTTGCACAAATCTAATGCTGTGCCAATTTTTACCGATGAAGAAGCCCGTGATCAAGCGGCGATGCGGAGATAAAATGGAAATCGTTCTTTCTACACCAGTTATTTTTATGTTGGGCGCCTTTCTTGGCGCTTTGCTGGGCCGAACGGCAACATTTGGAATTTTGGCGTTTATCTTCTTGGTTTACCTTGTGTTAAGGGCTTGACAATTGCCAAATCTCTGTTATAATGGCACATACTATGAATAGTGAACAAATACAGGAAGCCGTCTATCAATGGGCGCTTTCGAAGAATTTTACCGCACCTTATGGTGTGTTGTCTGGTGAATTTACAAGTAAAAAGGGCACCAAGTATCGCTCTGTGACTTTTGGTCGTGCGAGAACCTTGGATGCAACTGTTGAGATTTATAACCGCAAGTTTATGATTTTGCGAACCAGTGCTTTTGATTCGCAAGTTTTTAATGATTTTGATTCTTTAATGAAAGTGTTGGAGACTCTGTAATATGATGCCCGCTGGTGTTTATTATGTTGGTGATTTGTGCTATGTCATGGACGATGATGAATGGGATGAATTCTGTTCTCTGACAATCAAAGGCAATAACTGTATTGATGGCGAATTCAATTTGAGAGATGGTCGCCGTTTTGCAACCTACGGAACAAAGTGGGGCGATGGTGAATATCGTGACCAATTTGGCAATACTTATAGCGTTGATGCTGGCTTGATTGGTTGCATTCGATTTGAAGATATTAAAACCGTCAAGTATGGAGATTTTGAGCGTCTTGGTAAAATCATTGAATACAAAAGTGATTTTGTGACCGCAGGTGGTCGACAAAACGATGATTGGGACGGAGTGATTCAAATCGGTGAATTGCGAATTGATACTGATCCGGTTTTTGAAGAAGAAGATTATGAATATTGAAAATTTTGTTTCGCCGCCTTGGGAGTATTCTCTCTACAAGAAAATTCCCATGAATGAATACAATCGCAAGACCATGAAAGTGATTCGTGAAATGGTTGGCAAACCTTTGCGTGTTCGATTTCGTGGACCTCGGCCTGTTAGTTCTGGTCGTTCATATTTCAACAGGCAGTCTACTTGCCTGAAACAAGATGCGGTAACTTTTGCCGTTTATTATCGGTAATGATGCAAAATGCACTTGACAATTGCTCATGCCGTTGTTATACTGTGATTTCAAACTGAAAGGAAACTATATTATGCCTCGTGGAAAATCAACCAAGTTGAAGCCGTTTCAAAAGCTGCTGACTGTTCTTGTCTCTGGCAAGCCTGTAACAATCGAAGAGATTGATGCTACTCTCGGTAAAGAGATTTATATGTATCGTCTTTCGACATACATTTGGCACATTAAGACCAATGCCAATGGCGTGGTCAAGGCTATCAAAGATGGCCGCAAAGTGACGGCTTATCAAATCGTCAATGTCAAGGAGATGAGTGAATATTTGTCTCGCACCGGCGTTACGAAAAGTGGTTTTGTTCCTGGAAAGATTGAGAAGAAGCCTTCTATTGCTAAGTTGGCAGACCTCAAGGCGAAACCTGTGAAGAAGACTAAGACCTCCACAAAGAAGTCTAAGCCTGTTGAATCGGTTGAGCCAGTTGAAGCTGTTTCGGGAGAAATGGCGATTGTTGAAGTTACCGAAACTTCAGCAGAATAACGCTTGTATTGGGGGAGCGGCGAGTGCCTTCGGGATGCGCCTGCTCTTAAACGACCATGTGAGGCGCCCCCAAGCGTGACTTCAATTTATGAATATTTTTTACTTAGATAAAGATCCAAAAGTATGTGCTGAAATGCATTTGGACAAGCACGTGGTCAAAATGATCATTGAATATGGTCAACTTATGTCCACAGCTCATCGTTTGCTTGATGGTCAAATGTATATTGACAAGACCGCCAATGGCCGGTCAATTAAGCGCTGGCGTGTTGATGATAACTTAGAAGATGTGTTGATGAAGGCGTCACACATTAATCACCCATCAGCCGTATGGACTCGAGCGAATCGCCAAAACTATATTTGGCTTTATCATATGTGGGCGTATCTCTGTAAAGAATACACTTATCGTTATGAGAAAATTCACTCTGTAGAAACTCGGCTTTATCACGCCCTTTATCTTCCGCCTAAAAATATTGTTTCTGGTGAATTTTATCCTCCAACTCCTGCCATGCCGGATGATTGTAAAATCCAAAATAATTCTCTGGCTTCGTATCACAAATACTACATAGAGCATAAGAACCGTTTTGCTAAGTGGACTAAACGCAACCCTCCGCTTTGGTTCACGGAAGGACTAAATAAAGATAATGCCCACCTATAGATTTGTGAACACCGAAACAGGTGAAGAATTTGAAGATTTCGTAAGTCTTTCTCGCAAAGAAGAATTGCTGGAAAAGAATCCTCACATTCGCCAATTGCCTTCATCATTTGCTATCACTAGCATGACAGGCAGCCTCGACTCCAAAACAGACAATACTTGGAAAGAGGTTCTAGCAAAAGTTTCAGAAGCCCATCCCGACAGCCCTCTTGCTTCCAGATATGGCAAGCGAACAATTCACCAGGCGAAAGCCCGTGATATTTTTACAAAGTGGAAAAATAGTTAGTTAATGAATATAAGTTTTTCATCAACCAGGGAGACAACCGATTCTTTTGGTGTCTCCCTTTTTTCTTTTCAAAAAGGCAGGAATAATGGCAAAGAAACTACAGAACCAACAGAACCATTTTTCTCTCAGAAGAATCAAGCCTCTAACTGTAAATCAGGAAGACACCTTTGATGCTTTTAATCAAGGTAAACATCTACTCCTACACGGTGTTGCTGGAACAGGTAAAACATTCATATCTCTCTATCTAGCACTAAACGAAATCCTCAGAGGAAATTCTTTCTACGATAAAATTGTTGTCATTCGTTCTGTAGTCCCAAGCCGTGACATGGGATTTCTTCCAGGCAATGTAAAAGAAAAAACAAAAGTATACGAAGAACCATATAGAGAAATTTGTGACGATCTTTTTGGTCGTGGTGATGGTTACGACATTTTGAAAAACAAAAGACTCATTGAATTCGGCACAACTTCATACCTAAGAGGCATAACTTTCAAAAATGCCATTGTAGTGGTTGACGAATCGCAAAATATGAATTACCATGAGCTTGACACTATTATTACACGCATTGGTGACAACTGCCGAATCGTGTTTTGTGGTGACTATCGGCAAAGTGATTTGAATTCAAGAGAACGAACTGGACTGCTTGAGTTTATGAGTATCATAGATAGAATGGGATGTTTTGACAAGATTGAATTTGGTGTTGAAGACATTGTTCGATCCGAATTAGTAAAGAATTATATTGTGACGAAATTGGAACTAGGTTTTGCGTAACTTTGAATTTGTAAAATTAGAATCATTAGACTACGATCTAAAAGCGGTAACAACGGATGATGGAAGAGTATATGAAACACCAACTGGTGAAAAATACCCTTCCATCACAACCGTGCTTTCTTCATACAACAAGAAAGCTTTGTTTGAATGGCGAGAAAGAGTTGGCGCTGAAGAAGCAAACCGCATAGCACGAAAGGCTTCAAGTCGAGGCACAAAACTTCATACCATCTGTGAGAAGTATCTTTTGAATGAATCTGATGGTATGAAGTTTAAAACAATGATGCCTGATACCAAAGAATTATTTTTGCAACTTAAACCCCACATTGATGAAAATGTTGGCCGTGTTTTTGGTATTGAGCAAGCATTGTTCAGTCATCGATTAAAGATTGCTGGCCGTTGTGATTGTATCGCTGAATGGAATAATCAACTTTCAATTATCGATTATAAAACTGCTTCAAGAGAAAAGAGTGAAGATGGTATTTTGAATTATTTTATGCAATGCACGGCATACGCTGAAATGTTTGAAGAAAGAACTGGTTTGCCAGTCAATCAAATCGTGGTGGCTATTGCTGTTGAAGATTCGCAGCCACAAATATTTGTGAGAGAAAAACATAAATATGTGGATGCGTTGATGAAATACATTACTGCATAAGACAAATTTTATGTTTGATTTGTTAATGTTAATTTTTCTAGTCTACTGTTTTGCCGCTTGGATTCATGCCGTGGCAACATATGATTGGAATCAATTCGACAAGGATCAAGAACAAGCGATAAAAGATTTGTTTTAGTTATTGCTGTATGAAGCAATGAGAAAGGTGTTCTGGACGGCGGTTCGATTCCGCCCTGGTCCACCATAAGAAATCTATGAACAGTATTGAGAAAATTTGGGCTCGAGCAACAGGACATTTGATGGGACAAACGGACGAAGATCGTCCCGACGTACCGATTCTTACTATCCGTGAAGCTCGTCTTGCGTTAATTCTTAAAACGTTTTGGATTATTATTCACGTGATCACCTGCTTTTTTATCATGGCGAATGTAATTCATCACTGGTAGATTTTTTATGATGGGCCAGTCATGGTTTCGACAGGGCAATAAGTATCAGAGTGGACAGCACGGTAGGCGATGACCGTAAATCAAGCAAACCAAGTAAATGCAAACGATGAACGTTTCGCATTAGCAGCCTAAACGCTGCTTAGGGTTTCGGTGGGTTTCCTCGTAACAGAATAACCCACCCCAAACACAAGGATCTAAATTGAAAATTTATATTTCGAAATATCGTGACCATTGGTTATCACCATACACTATTTTAGAGAAAGTTTTTTTCTGGCGTGAGATTGACTATGATGAACCAAAAATCGAAAAGTGGTCGAATCGACTAGAACCTATTTGTCAAGCGTTACAAAAATTTCTCGATTTTGTTCATCCCAAGATTGATTATGTGAAACTTGATTATTGGGATACTTGGTCAATGGATCACACATTGGCACATATTGTTTCCCCAATGCTTAAACAATTGAAGGATACCAAACATGGTGCACCTTTTGTTGATGATGGAGATGTACCAGATGAATTAAAATCAACCTCTGCGCCACCTAAAGAAAATGAATATGATACTGATGCGAATCATTTCAAGCGTTGGGACTGGGTTCTTGATGAAATGATTTTTGCATTTGATTCTAAACTGACTGACTGGCAAGAAAAGTATTCCTCAGGCCATATAGATACTGTATGGGTTCCAGTTGACGCAGAAGGAAAGGAACTTCCCAACAAAGAAAACTCAAAATACTTCAAAATGAAGGATGGTCCTAGTCACACATACAAATGTGATTATGATGCCATGGAAGTAGAACAAAAACGGATCAAAAACGGATTCCGCCTCTTCGGTAAATATTACGAAGCACTTTGGGATTGACTTTTCAATCCCCCTTACGGACAATCTGATTGCTTTGGCAATCTGCACTAACAAAAAGGAGAAAAAAAGTGATGCTAAAAAGCATTATCGCTAGTTTAACAATTGCAACCGCTATCGTTGCATCTTGTTACGCACTAACAGTAGACAATACTGCACTACCATTTCAGGTTCAATATTCAAGCCTTAATAAAGACACCAAGAAACAAATTGAGTGTTTGGCTGACAACATCTATTTTGAATCGGGTTATGAGTCGAAAGAAGGCAAGATTGCTGTCGCCTTTGTCACACTCAATCGTATGAATTCGGGATATTTTCCAAAAGATATCTGTAGTGTTGTCAAGCAAAAATCACAAAATGTTTGTCAATTCTCTTGGTATTGTGAAGAAAAACCACATCGGTTATCTTACACAAAAAACTTGACTTATGAACAAAGAAAGTTGTATAATGAGATTATGGACATTGCCGTTTATGTTTATGCCAATTATGAAAATATAAAAGACCCAACAAAAGGTGCTCTTTTTTATCATGCTGATTATGTGAATCCTCAATGGCCAAACATGATCAAAACGGCAGTTATTGGTAGACACATTTTTTATGTAAGAAAGGATATGTTATGATCGAAGTGAAACCCCAAAATGTATTTTTGGTTTGTTCCACAATTGTGACTCTTGCAGGTATCATGGGAGTTACAATGTATAGTATCAATGATAGAAAATTGATGGCTGCTAACATTGAAAACGCAATCGCAAAGGGTCTAGATCCACTTTCAGTAAGATGCAGTTATGCTTCTGGAACTGATACTGTTTGTGTTGCGTATGCCGCCTCTCATGGCAATCAATCATTCTCAGTCACAACTAGAAAATAAGGATATAACATGGCTGTTAAACAAATGAATATTAATTCTCTTTCGAATCCTGCTGATCGGGAAAAACTTCTCAAGGTTATTCGTGATTGTTCCGATTCTCTCACCAGAATTGCGGCAGAGCGTGATTTGATTAAAGAATCTATTGTTGAAATTAGTAAAAAACTGGAACTTCCTAAGCCTCTTGTTCGCAAGATGGTAAAGGTATATTTCAAACAAAATTATGATGAAGAAGTTGCCGTTCAGGATCAATTTGAAACATTATATGAGACTGTGGTAAAGTAAATGCCAACAAAAGATGAAATGTCAAAATTTGCAAAGGCGATTGATTCGCTTGTTGCAAAAACTGGATACAATCATATTGAAGCAATAGTTGAATACTGTAAAACAACCGGGCTTGAGATTGAAGTTGCCGCATCTCTGATCAATTCTAATTTAAAATCCAAGATTGAAATTGATGCACTTGACAACAATATGTTGAAAGAAAAAGGATCTAGGTTGCCAATATGACAGGTTATGAAGCGTTTTGTTTGTACCAAGCAATCAAGCTTCATTTCACTTCAGAAAAATATGATTTCTCGAAATACAATGGCAAAACCCATGTGAGTGTGACTTCATTTGAGAATAGAAAAGACAAGTATCATTTCTATAAGTTGTCACGCAAGTTTACCAACAAGGATGATTTCATAAATTTTCTTGTTTCAAATTTTATTGAAGATGACAAAACATGGGCAGGTTCATTATTGGGTGAAGAAGCAGAAATGTTTCACAGGAAACATCAAAAGTATGTCCAATCTGTTTCTTACATTTTTGAGAATGAGTGTCGTAAGGTCTTTGATGGTATTGAGAATCCGAACGATATTCTCAAAGTGACAAATGGTGAGTATCCAAAACTTCTAAAGATGTATCTGCAAAAGGAGATACAGTTGGAAACTCTTTGCTTTCTGAATTGTGTTTTGAAGTTTTTGCCCGTTTGGTCGAAACAAATTAACGACACCATTGTTTGGCCAAATCATCGGTTAAAGATGCTAAAGTTTGCCACATTTCTTCCAATAAATGATGTAAGATACAAGAGTATTTTGAAAAAGGTTATACACAATGATTAAGAAAATTTACCTTGACATGGATGGTGTCGTTGCCGATTTTGAGAAACGATATACTGAAATGTTTGGCAAATCACCAAGTGAAGCTCGACAAACCAAAGAGTTTAATCCTCATTGGACTAAATTCATTGAAACGGAACAATTTAAAACATTGGACTGGTGGCCAGGCGCTCAAGAGTTTTTGAAATTCATTGATGATTTGCACAAGCAAGGAATTGAAGTTGAAATGTTGACTTCAAGTGGTGGTCAAAAACACCATGAAAAAGTTGCTATGCAAAAAGTTCATTGGTTGTGCAGTAAGGGAATTCCTTACTTTGCCAATGTTGTTTCTGGTCGCAAGTTGAAACGGAACTACGCTACGCCAGAAACCATTTTAGTGGATGATACCGAAGATGTGATTAAGGCATTTAATGATGCTGGCGGTCACGGCATTCTTCATAAAGATGTAGGCGAAACTGTTGAAAAAATCAAGTCTCTGCTTGCAATTCACTAAATACTATTATATAATGCATACTGTGGATAAATCGTTTATACTTAACATACTCCGTTTATACGAAAGGAAATACTATGTCTAGCTTTGCTAATCTCAAGCGTAATCGCTCTTCTTTGGACAAACTCACGAAGGCGATTGAATCAAGTACCCAATCAGAATCTGGTTCTAAGGACGATACTCGTTTTTGGCAACCTGAAGTTGATAAAGCTGGCAACGGAATGGCGATCATTCGCTTTCTTCCCGCACCTGCTGTTGATGGTGATGACGCACTCCCTTGGGTTCGTGTTTTCAGTCACGGCTTTCAAGGTCCTGGTGGTTGGTTCATTGATAACTGCTTGACAACCCTCAACGAAAAGTGTCCCGTCTGCGAACACAATAACACTCTCTGGAATTCTGGTATCGAAGCAAACAAAGATGTTGCTCGTAAGCAGAAGCGCAAGCTTTCTTATGTTGCAAACATTCTTGTTGTTTCTGACCCAAGCAATCCGTCAAACGAAGGTCAAGTCAAACTGTTCAAGTTTGGCAAGAAAATCTTTGATAAGATTACTGAAGCAATGAATCCTGAGTTTGCTGACGAAACGCCTGTGAATCCGTTTGATATGTGGGAAGGCGCTAACTTCAAGTTGAAGATTCGTAATGTTGAAGGTTATCGTAACTATGATAAGAGTGAATTTGCTGACAAATCTGCACTCTTTGATGGTGACGATGCTAAACTTGAGGATCTTTGGAAGAAAGAATATTCTCTGAAGGAATTCACCGAGAAGAAGCAATTCAAGTCTTATGACCAACTCAAGACTCGTCTTGACAAGGTTCTTGGATTTGATGGTTCTGAAGTTGCTCCTAGAACCAAGGCTGCTGATTCTGTTGTATCAAAATTCAAGGATGAAGATGTATCTGTCCTTGATAAGAATGTTTCAGAAGATGAGGATCTTGATTACTTCAAGTCTCTTGCAGAAGAAAATTAAATCCCCTGCCGTGTGAGAGAATCCCCGCCTTGTGCGGGGATTTTTTATCGTGCAAAGGTTGTTGATGAACCTGATCTTTCAATTAAAACTTTCATAAAATCTTGATCAACAACACTTGCCATTGTAAATGCAGTACCTGAAGCTTGAGCAGGTGGAGTTGGAGAAGAAACATTTACAATAGGAGGAGTTATAACAGAACCTTGTGCTTCTCTTTGCACACTATCCAATAATGCTCTTCTTTGACCTAAAATGGAACCTCTGTCAACCACATAATCTCCCATTAATGATTTGAATACACTCGGATCGCCTTTCTCAATAAAATTGTTCAGTCCTTTTTGGAGATTAGTTGTTATTTGTGTTAACTGATTCTTAACATCGTTTGGTGAAATACCAGTAACATTACTTAAAGGTTTAACTAAAGTTTCAACTTCCGAAAAAATGTTGGTGTCTTTGGTAGGTGTTCCTGGAGTAACATCTGATTTTTCTGCTTGTGGATTTTTTGTTCCAGTATACTCATATCCAGGTTTTACAGAACCTAACATTTTTGCATAATGAGCGCCATTACCTCCCGACCAGGTACCCAATCCTTCCCTTACAGTTTTGCCTCGATAATACTTGGAAGTTCTCCAATTTTCCATGGATGCACGAATTCCATTTTCTGGAGTGTCGTATACAGCAATCTTGACGTTTGGATCAGCATTTGCTGGTTTAAATCCTATTTGTTTATCTCTTAACGGACCGGTACCATAAAGGATACCGCCAGGGTTATTCGTCACTCCTCTGGGATCTTCAATGCGTCCCTGAGTTTCTACAAGTTGCCTTAATTCTCCGTCTGTAAGTTCTTCAGGTTTTTTATCAAGAATAACATCGATGGGACTTGATGTTTTTTCCGGTAATGTGGTTGATGTGTTTGTTGAAACAGGAGTTGGTGTTGTTGGTATTGGTTTTGAACTTGAAACAGTAGCGGCCGCAGCAGCGGGCGCCGGAGACTCTGTTAATGTTGGTCGAGCAGGAACATTTGTTTCTTCTGGTGATAAAATTGCTTCTGGTGTAGTTGATACATCTTTATCTTCTTCTGTTTCGATGCCATTAAATTCTTTCCAAAAAATATACAATTGGTAAGCAACAGCAACATTAAAACCTAAGTTAATTGCTGACAAAATCCATCCGCCAAAAGGTATTGCCATTAGAGCGCCCGATTGAGCAAGTTTTACCGCAATTTTTTTGTAAAGTTCACCATCTTTTTTTGCAACAAACTGTAAAAATCTTCCCCATTTTGTAGTTGGTTTCGAATTGAGTATAGAACCAGCAGAAGTTGTTCTTGCATCTAGTATTGCTGTTCCAGTTTTTGCCGCTAATCCAGGTAATTGTTTAGCAGGTTCTATACTTTTACTTAACAAATATGCTCCGGCTCCTGCTACACCTAAATTGACTAAATCTTTGGTTGTTTTGTCAACACCAGGACTCGTATCAGTAGATGTGGTGGATGGTGGATTAGTTAAATCTTTTCCTGTTACCTGTTGTGAATCCGATTCTATTTCTGGTGTTCCTGGAGGAACAGGAGTTCCAGGAGGTGCTTTTTGTTTTTCTCCTTTTTCATTCAAATAATATAAAATACCACCGAGGAGAAATGTTGGACCAAGGCCTCGAATGAATCCTTTTGCACCGCCGGGCCCTGGCTTGCCGGTGCCACCTTTGCCGGCACCTCCACCGACACCACCGCCTCCTCCTGCGCCACCTAAAGCAAATTTTGTTAAAGCGCCAGTTGCAGCAAAAACCGCACCATTAAAAGCTGCTAAAGAACCAACAACTATTGCGATTGCTCTTCCTATTGTAACTTCAAATTCACCAAATGGTGTTTTAAATGTCGTTAATTGTATGCTTAAAAAATCACCTATTGCTTTAAAAAATCCTTTAACTGCGCCTCTGATTGATTCTTGTACATCTGAATCGGTCAATAATTTACTTATAAATTCAAATCCTTTTTTTAATGAATCAAAAAATCCTGTCAATAATTTTTTACCAAAATCAAACATCATTTTTTCAATTTCAGGATTTTGCGCTAGTTTTCCAACCAATGCAGTAATCAAACCGCCTATTGCCAAAGTTTTTAAAATATTTGGAATAAAACTAACAATTCCACTAAAAATTGAACTAAAAATTCCTTTTTTTTCTTCTTCTTTTAAATTACCGGTTCCAGTGGCAGGAGTTGGAGAAGTTAATTTTTTTCCATACTGTGATTCATAAACAGATTCTTTTTGTTTTGCACTTGTAAAAAATCTATCTGCTCTATCTCTTTGAGTTCCGCCTTGTAATTTAACAAGTTTTAAAATTCCTTGTTTCATTACGTTCATATCCCTTGCCATAATAGGCAATAAAACATCAATGTTACCAGATCGTTCTGATTTTTGTTTTTTGATTAAATCGGTAAAACTGGCCATTTATCGGTTCTTTCTTATTAGTTGCTCTTGTTTCAATCTTTCTCGTTCTTCTTCAAGATACTGCAATAATTTGTTAATGTAAATACTTTTCTCCCAAGGAATTAGGCCATCAAGTTCCGTCAAACTATATTTGTGATGTTGCATGAGTGCAAAATTTGTTTCATAATAGTTTTTGAGAGTTTCATGTCGAAATGTTATACGAAAAAATTTTGTAATCCTTCGATCACAATGTTATCGTCATAACCACACTTCTTGCATTGAAATCTTAATTCTTTTTTCATCTTAGGCATTGTCTCAAAAAATTTTTGAATTTTTTCAAACTGATTTCGATTTAATCCTTCAATAAATTCTGTTAATTCTTTTGTTTCAATATCTTTTTTATAGTAAACGGTATCGGTGTCGTAGATATAATCGATACATTCCGAAATAACAGACATTAATTTTTCAACTTCTGATTCCGTCTTTGAATTCTCTAATTTTTCCATCATTTTAAAATTTGGATATTTCATTACAATACCCATTTTTTCCGTCAATTCAATTTTATTTGAGTGTTCTGGAGAGATTTCAGGTTTTACTTCTAAAACTTTTAATTCCAAAGAAACAACATTTCCGCAAGTTTTATCTTCTCCATTTTCATCTCTAACCGTGTTGTTACATTTGTATTTCAATTCTACAATTTCACTAACTGATCTTGCACGAAGATTCAAGAAAAAATATTCCAAATCAGGAACTGGTATTGTTTCAACATCAATTTCATCCAAACAACAATTGTTAATGATTTGTTTGATTGAATCGATTATTGTTTTATCTTCATTTGATTCCATGGCCATCAAAAGAAGTTTTTCCTCTTTTACAAGGAAAGGACGATATTTCATTGTTTTATTACAAACAGGCAGGTGTATTTCATATACAGGCACATCAATCTTCGGTAACATAAATTTTCTCCTTCATTTAAAATAATCTTCCAAACGCACCGGCAATTTTATTTGTTTTTTGATCTATCCATTTGTTAGCAGCAGAACCAAAAATAGAAAGTGCGAATTGTGCAATATCATAAGAACCTTGATAAATCACTTTATACTTTTGATAAGCAAATTGCACAGTAAGTCTATGAAAACCTTCTTCACTCCAAGAAAGAGGTTGCGATGAAATTCCTATAGGAAAAGCATCCATTAATTCGACTGCAAAAATTTGGCGAATGAAGTCATCATACTGCACAACTTTAATATTTGACAGATATCTTGTTCCTCCACCTTCTTCACCTTTGGCGAATCTCAAGTTATATGTATCTGTTGGATGAATGGCTTCAATCCAACGATCAAATAGTTTTCTTTCATAAAATTCATTGGTACACAAAAAAGTCATGTTCATGTCGGAATATTGGCTTGTGTAAGGCACTTTAAAAGTAGGTCCATACACCTTTGCATCTAAAGTTTGCAAAACTCTTCCAGGAAGTTCGGCACTTTCACATTGCATACCAAGATAACGACTAATGGACGGATTTGCAGAAATTCCTTGTGGATCTTTATTTTGTCCACGCAACAAACTGGTTACATCAGAAATGATGTTTCCGGGTAAGTTCAATAATTCTTCCAAAAATGAATGTGAAATGAAAGATGCAACATAAGTTGGAATCGGAAGAATAACCTCAAACCTTGATGGTTTTGATAAACCGTCTTTGTTATTAATGTTCGATAAAAATTCTTGTGGTAAGAACGGCATTAGAATTTTTTCCTTGAATCAGACCAAACTTTACTCGTTGATGAACCGACAAAAAATTCTACCGGTAGTAATGCGGCAATGTCCCACTCGTCAGCATCAATTTGCATAAATCTGGACTCTATGTGTGAAAATAAGTATCGTTTAATACATGGTGTAGTTTCAAAAGCTTTTGTGGCGTTTGCTAGTAAAGCGTAACTCAATCGCAGTTTTGTTGTCTTATCAAATCTTTTATTGTTGGCATATCCGCTCAATTTGTCTAATAAAATTAGTCTTTGTTTTGGATCAATGTAATGTAAATTTAATCCAAGAAAACCATCTGGATACTGTTCAACAGGAATTACCAATGGAAATCTGTCATAATACTGTAGTTTTTCTTTTGTTTTGGGATCGTAAAAATAGAAATACATTTTTCCAATGATTGTAGAATCCCTTAACTTGTTTCGGTCCGTCATCAAATTTTGCCGAGTTGGTGACAGTTCATCAATTTTATTTCGAAGCCAATCTCTTGCCTTCTGGCTGCCAGGTTTAAAACCCTCTTTAGCCAGTTGTTCTTTGATTCGGTTTACTAAGTATGCCATCGTCTATTTATACTGCCTTCAATAAGTCATTTTTGCCTTTTTTGGGCTGATTCCGACACATAAGTATCGGTGTCCTCCGTTAAATTAAAGACCTAGTTCCTTCTCCGTAATCACTAGAAACTTCCATCCTTGTTCCATGCAGAAGATTTCCGCTGCTTTCCATTTTGATTGATTAATGATATAAGTGACGGATTCATTGATGAATTTCTGTGTTTTTCTTTTTTGGACTGGAGGTTGTGTCTGATGAAAAGGTTTCACTTCTAACACACAAGTCCTCTCTTTTCCATCTTTCTGTTTCATACGAACAATGAAGTCTGGAAAGTAACGATGGATCTTATTGTCAATAGGATTCAAATACTTGATTGGCAATTCTTCTGATGCCCACCAGATGATTCCTGGATGATCATCCAAATACTTCATCACTCTCAGTTCCCAAGTTGATCTGTAAATGATGTTATTTGGGTTGCCTTTGTATTTTTTGGGATTCTTTGGTTTAAAAATTCCCTTGTAAGTTTTGTTGGCAAAAGTCATATAAATATTATATATTTCAACAACGAAAAGGCAAAAATGGCACTCTTTTCATTCGGCGACATAAAATTTAAAGAACCTAAAAGAGAAGCTGCAATAGGTTTGGATGAATCCCGTGGCGATTATTATCAAATTTACAGATACCCTTTGGATTTAGGAGACCACGGCAAAGGGCATTATGTGATGTTTTATGTGAACGAACAGTTGAGAACACAATTTAAAGGTGGTCAATTTGGTGCTGAATTACCAAGCGTGTTTAGATATGCATACGCTTCTGATGCTGAGGCAGCAAAAGCAGCAGAAAATTTTAAACCTGGCGATAGTTCAACACAACAATTTTCGACCAAATATCTTCGCACGATTCGTAGAATTAGTGATGCGATTGCTTTGTATATGCCTGATACTTTGATGTTCTCTCAAAATCAAAGATATGGTGGTTTAGAGTTAGCAAAAACAAATCCATACATAACTGCGGGTCTTGTTGCGGGTGGAAGTGCGGTTGATACATATCAAAAACACAAAGCAGCCAATGCTGGTCAAGTTCAACCGTCTGTGTTAAAAGATTTTATACCAAACTTGTCTCCTATTCTTGCAGGTGCGGCTGCACAACAAGCAGGCGGAATTTATCAAGCACTTTTTTCTGCCGTGACTGGTGTGGTGCAAAATCCAATGGCAGAAGTTTTGTATTCAAACCCATCGTTTAGAGAATTTAATTTTGATTTCATGTTTTATCCTAGAAGTGAGAAAGAAGCAGAAGAAGTTCAAAGAATTATTCATCGATTTAGATTTCATCAAGCTCCAGAAATTGATCGACAAACAAGAGGTTTTTTCTTTGTGCCTCCTTCCGAATTTGATATTAAATTCTATTACAATGGATACGAAAACGAAAACATTCCAAAAATTTCTACTTGTGTCTTAACAAATGTAAGCATTGATTATGCACCAAATGGATTTGCTGCTTATGAGGTTCCTGGAGATTTAAGACCAAAAATAGGTCGTAGTGGTATGCCTGTTGCAACTCGTTTAACACTTCAATTCCAAGAAGTCGAAATGATAACAAAAGGACACTTGGGTCGGGATCCTGGTAAGAGTAATCCGCCAGGCACAATGGAAGGACGATAAAATGATCAATTATTTTTCGATTTTTCCCAAAAACTTTTACAATCTAAACGATAACAATTCATATTCGATTGTTACCAATGTATTGACACGATTTACAATTGAAAACAATACCAAAGATAATACAGTAATGTATTTCAAATATGATATCAAAGAAAATGAAACTCCAGAGATTTTATCTTCAAAGATATATGGCACACCTTTTAATCATTGGTTAATTTTAATATTGAATAATATTGTTGATATCGAAAATCAATGGCCGTTAGATGGAAAACAATTTGAAAGGTATCTGAATTCAAAATATAAAGAAAAAGATTTAACAAAAACCGGATCAGTTTGGGCTCAACAAAATACACATTCATATTATAAAGTAAGAACTGCAAGAGTTGGAATTGAAAAAGCTAAAGTTGACAAATTTCAAGTAGATGCAAATACCTATGCGTCAATTGTTCAGTCAAACAATAATCAATTTACTTTACCTGACGGAAATGTATATCGTTATGATATAAC